CCTCACTCCCAGCCCAAGGCTTGTTAGTCTCCTCACGGAGCCCAAATGATATGGAATGAGCTTTATCACTTCGAGAAGATTTCTCCTTTTCCCGGAATTTTGGACGGCGCAACTCTGATCGGCAGCCAAGGGACGCCCCTCGCCGTGCTTCTCACCAGGTGCACGGGAAACCGACAACTTACTTCATCATAATAAACAAGGACCCTTTTAGCAACGGAGGTTCCGTCGAACCCGAATGGGAGCGCATTTCAAAGGTTTTCAAAATTCTTGTGGGAGGTGTCATGTCGAGAGAAATTAGACAGTGGCTTATTGCATCGACCATCGGGGGTCTGGGAGTGGTCAGCCTTCTCCTGAGCAGTCCCCTGGTCCTGCCGGATGATCCGACCGCTCTTTTACGCTACGTCATTATCCGAGTCATCGCGGTCCTGATAGGGCTCATGGCTTTGAGCGGCGGGATGCTCTTCGTAGATTTCATAACTCCTGACGATTGGATGGATGGAATTGGAAAAGACCACACGGCTTCGGCGATTCTCATGTCTGCTGTTGTGCTTGTTATTGGCGCAATACTTTGTTGGACCTGATGCTTGGGCGCTTGGACCGTCCTACAAAAGGTCCCTGAAACGACAATTAACCTTCATCATTGCCAAACATCCTCAATATACCTGGGGCGGCGCTGAAAGTCTGGATCAAGGACTGGATTGTTCAGGCTATATCTTTCTGGCCTGCAAGTGGTCAGGAATTCCGGGGATTACACGCACGACGGCTTTGCACATGTCGCTGGGGCTGGGCGGCTGGCAGAGCAAAGAAATTGATCTGGCCGATGCGGATGAATGTGACCTCCCCTTTTGGACGTTCAAGGAACACAGACAAAACGGCCACGTGGGAGCGCTCTTGCGAGGTCTGGACGATGAAATACACGTCACGCACGCCAGCAGCCGCCGAGGGGTAGTGCTCGATGACCTTAACGGGGTGCTCGTGCAAAAACTCACAAAGTTGCGAAGATTGACAATAGGAGACTGAAATGGATGCAACAAAGGTTTGGTGGACGTCGAAGACAATATGGATGAACCTCATTGCCCTGGTGGGATCAATCCTCATCGCAATAGGCTTTGACCCTGGGCGCTGGGCCGAAATTTCTACGGTATCGCTTGCTGTGGTGAATCTGATCCTCCGGCTTTACACGCGGGAGCCAATCACCTTTGAAACGGAACCCAAGTGAGTTGGGAAAGATCAAGTATAGGGAGGTGCCTTGATGGCCTCAAACAAGGCAAAACACAAATTGCCGTCTCCGAAAAGAACCGAAGCGTCCGCAGTCGATGCAGCGCAGCAATCCAACGCAGGCTGGGACGGGATTAGGTATTTCAAGCCCCGCGACTTCACGTGCAGATGTGAAGGGCTCTGCGGACATCCGGATGTCATTTCCCCGGATCTGGTGACCAAACTCGACAAGATCCAAGATCTCATCGGTATGCCGGTAATTCTGCTATCTGGGACTCGATGCGAGAAATTCAATCGGAAATCCGGGGGCAGAGAGCGCTCAGCTCACACCGTCAAGAGCGGAGTTAGCCACGCGGCTGATATTCGCTGCCCGGACACAGCCTTCAGATTCGCGTTTCTTACAGCCGCCCTGCCTCTCTTCAAACGGGTAGGCATAGGAAAAGAGTCTATTCATGTTGATGACGATCCGGAACTGCCGCCGAACGTGGTCTGGCTTTGTTGAACAAAGAGGTAAGAATGGCTCTAATACCTGATGACACGCGGGTTTCGGATTGCGAGGGCAGAGTCGGGGCCATCATCGACACCGCTCGGGACCTCTTCAACGAGACAGCCGGAGGATTTCTCGCGGATGCATTCATCTTGCGCTCTATCAACAGATGTCAACAGGACATCGCGCAGGATGACTACTGGCGCCGTGAGACCTGGATCCCGAGTGTCTCCGGAACAAATGAGATAAACCTTCTAACAGTGATGCCGCAATATCAACACGTGCACCAGCTTCATTTCGTGGGCTGCCGGGAACCCATGACGCCTTTGGGCAGTTTTCAAGAGTATCAAGAGCTGAAAGCCGACGCAAATACGCCCGGAATACCGCGATATTATGTAGTGCAGAACAACTCCTTGTTCGTCTGGCGTCCACCCGACAGAGACCTGGAATCCGGTTTTTGCATCTACCATTCCTATCTGCCTGACAATTTGACCTGTTCGGCTGTCAATCCGAACCCGCCTATACCAAAGGCCCATGACCTGGTGTTTGTCTATTTTGTGCTCAAGCAAGCCTTCCTGAGGGATCGGCATGCTCCTGGAGCAGACATGAAGTTCCAGGAATACACCGCCTTGTACGACCGAGAAAAACAGAAGCTGCTTGCAGCAGGAAATCCGCCCGGGCTGTCTTTAAGATCCTATAGGTGATGCCGTTTTGCATTTCGACACTGGTTACCAGGCTCTGCCTGGTAAACCCGGTGCCGGGCTCTGCCCGGAGCGCAGAATTAGCATGCGCTGGACCCTTCACATCTGAGTTGCGTCAGTGCAGGGAGGCGGAACCTCCTGAACGGCATTCCCAGAGTCAGAGCGTGGGAACGAAGTAATAGATCGCATCAGGCCGCTGCTAGTTTCAAGAAAGGAGTGTCGTCTTGACTCAGGATTCGTACCGCACAATCAACCTCTTCAACTGGACTGGCGGGATTGTGGGCCGAAGACGCAATCCGCTGCGCTTCACGGAGAGCGCTCTTGCAGCCGGTGAAAATGTAGACGTGGCAGATGGCGCTCTGCGCACGAGGCCCGGTACCTCTCTCATGTCATCTGGCAGCCTTCCCGCGGGTGAGGTCATGGCATTGGAGAATGTGCGCTTCCCGACGAACGAGAGCAGCTACCTTGTGGCGCAGATAGCAGAATATGGCATTATTTCAGAGGGCTACAATTTGCTAGCCTTTGGCCCACCGGCTCGATTGTGGCATTCCGCGATTTGGGATGTATCCCACAACCGAATATTAATATTCGGTGGCCAAGGCCAGGGCTTATATAACTACCTATGGGCCTTTTATCCGGAAACCGAAACATGGATTGAACTGAGTACAACTGGAACATTACCCACGCCAAGGTATAACCATTCAGCCATTTATGATCCTGTCAATAATCGCATGATCATTCATGGAGGATATGATGGGAATAATGGCGACGATTCCTGTAAAGACACATTCGCGCTGGATTGTGACATGTTAACGTGGTCGCAACTTGCCGATAGTCCTGAATTCCGCCAATGGCATTCAGCTATATATCGAAGTGCCGGTCACTCAATGATTGTTTGTGGCGGGTTCAACCGAGGATGGTTTGATGCCTATAATGCTTTCGATTATTCCGTCCTTAATCTCACTTCAGGGATGTGGACCACGGTTACAACCACTGGAGGCCCACCGCTTCATCCTGAATATGGAGACAGAGACAAGAGACGCTATGGCATACCTCTAGCCTATGATTCTGCTACGGACAGTATGTTTCTAATGGGTGGCGAAGGTAAAGGGTATCCCATTCTGGATAATTGGCGTTTATCTTTTTCGGGCAGTAATTGGGTCTCGCGAGCTATACCGCTAGGAGCCACGCAATACGCTCATGCGGATTCCTTTGATGGATGTGTTTATGTAGGTGGCGGGGCTGTCGGCGCACTATATTCCATTTATAGTGTTGCTGATGACAGTTGGTCATCTGTTTCTCCCGATAATCAACCCGTATCTATTTATTATCCAACAGTTACCATAAGCGACTCGGGCCTCCTGTTTATGTGTGCATCGGACACGGACAACGCTTTTGGGAGGGGACACTTCTTTGTCTATTCCGTTGTTGGAGTAGTTGTCGGCGGGCAAGAAGCCGGGGTTGATCCCTCAACTATAGTTGGCTGGGGCCTCTACGCCTGTGACGACCATCTTCCCACGTCAAACGGGGTGTTTGAGTCGATCTATGAGTTTACCAGCGAGCCGGGGGTTTGCAAATTTGCCACGCTGAATGATCGCGTGGTGATTACCGAAGGCATTGCCGCACCTCCGCTGGTGTGGGCCGGCGCTATGGCAGACAATGCCTCTGACTGGCCGCACCCGAAGGCCGTATTGATCGCTCAGGACGGCGAGCGTTTCTACGATGTCTCGTCCGAAGTCTGCGATAAAGATGTTGATACTGTAGCCCAGGTGGGAAATATCCGGCCTTGGGGCGCGATATATGTCTGTACTGATATGCCGGAAATAGAGGGCTTCTATTTCGACATGGAGAGCCCGAACACGGGGGTTGCCGAGACAACCGCAAACACTTATTACACCCCGCCCTCAGAGATTACAGCGGCCGCGGACGCGTCGAGACAAGACCTCAAAGGCGTGGTCACGAACTGGGTGCAAAGTGCAGGGGCCACGGGACACTTCACGGATGGAACAGACGCTATTTCAATCGGGTCTGGGAACTATCTGGGTGCGTGGAGCGGGGCAACCACTTACGTCATTGGAGATACCGTCAGCCTCAGCGGCGTTCGATATTGGTGCATCCTGGGCCACACGAATCATACCCCGCCGGATCTCACCTATTGGCGCGTGAATAATCCCGATGTCGTTCCGGGCATTGCCGTCGATCTTGGCGATGGGGAATATCTCATCGCCGCTGTAACTAATGGCGGGGTCGGTGCGGCAGAAGTGACACTTTCCGCGACCCATGCAAACGCAACGGTGAGTGCCGCTTATGGCCTGACTGTTGCCGCGACCGGGCTGTCAATCAATCTCGGATACCAAACCGGGGTCACGTCCTGGGAAAAGACGCTTGCGGGGAATACGAGTCTCGCAGGTTATTCGATACGTATAGTCGTGCCCGGCTCGGAAATCGCCAGCAGCGGGGATCACATCAAGCTGAGGCTGAAGGGACCGACAGTTGATTACACCGATGCTTACCCTACAGGGTTTGGCGCTCACCCGACCAGAATCAAGAGCGTGTCCATAGTGGAGCGGAGCGGCAGCACAGGCAACGGCACAACAACACCTACTGAGGTTAAGTTTCCGAGTCCTAATTACAGCCCGTCGTTAGGGCTCACAGTTTCGGGAACCACCATCGGCGCACTGAATCAAGAAGTCGAAAGCGCGGCCACGCTTTTTACTGTTGACGAGACGAAGGACTATCTGGTCACAATAGATGTGGGCTGGACCACCTTTTCTCAAAAGTCGGGCGTGTCCGCTCCGGACCCCGTAAGCGGAATGCGGCGCCAACTCTACACGTACATCAGGAGTGGGGCTCTGCCGTCAGTCGCTGGAACATCCTACGTGAAAGATTATGGGTGGGGGAATGATGGGGCTAGTTCCACGCTACAGACCGTGACCGGTTTTACTGAGGTTCCCTTTATTTACGGGCTCGACAAGCTCACCGTGACGGGCGTTCATCCGGTGAGTTCCGGACTTCAGGTTGCCACGACGACCAATGCTTCTCAGGTGGCAAGCGGTGCTTTTGAGGGGGTCAACAGCATAACGGTTGATCAGGTCACCGCAGGAAGCTCAGAGACTTACCATGCAGTGAGCAGTGATGGTCGAGCAACTTTCTGGGTATTCATTGGTGGGGCCTGGAGGCAAATCGTGCGGGAAACCGCTGGATCTTGGCAGTATAACAATTCGGCCACAACAACCCCGAGTTGGCAAAACCCCACGGTCGGTTCGCTTCACGGAGCTTTGCGTCAGGCGTTCGCTGATAGCCATAATCAGATGGATAAAACAGCCTTTGAATCTGTCACCGCAGCTCAATGGGAAACCTTTTTCATTCCACACATCACCAGCACTCTCAACTTTGCAGTAGGGATGCTTGCGGACGGTGACAACGTTCCGGTCTTGTTCTCCTATGTCGTGGCCTACGAATCTGGGGGCCAGGCCATAATCGAAGGCTTCAAGGATGGTGATTGGGCCGGGGGTGACGGCTGGACGGACAATACCATCGTGGACGGCTCAAGGCTCGGGCAGTCCGGATCGATCATGTACGCAGGGGCCTCTCCGTTCAAAGCTGATTATCATGTTGTGGATCAGGTTCCCGGCTACTGGTTCCGGCTGTTGACCAACGGGACCTCTCCGGACTGTGCCATAACCCGAATTCGTTACAAGGCCCCCTGCCAACCCCTGGCAAACATCGGAGATGGGCAACCGGACACCCCGCTCGGCTTTATTTACCAGGATGCGAGCACGAGCAGCATTCGGGATTTCAACGTTGAGGTTTCTGACAACGTGCTCACGGAGCTTTCCAAGGCTGACATTCCAATGCAGCCGGAAGACTTTCTTTTCGTCGGTTACATCACTCGGTTTAACGAGATCGAGATCACCCCTTACACAGACAACAATCAGGAAGCATCTGTCCTCTCGGCTGAGTACTGGAACGGGGAAACATGGGCGCCTCTGACCGCAACAGACTGCACTATCGGTTCCGCAGGGAATACCCTCGCGCAAAAAGGGAAGATCTCATGGACGCTTCCAACCGACTGGAAGACCAGTATCCCGTTCAATTCCGCCTTCACCAGAGGCTATTGGGTTCGACTCTTTGTTAGTGGCGCCCTTACCTCTACTGCTGCGATATCGGAAGTGAGAATTTATGGTGTTCCGGATGCGCTGAAAAAACACCAGTTCGCAGCGACCTTCCAGAACCGGATTGTGCTTGGCAACCGGCCGGATGCCTCGGATCAAGTCGATATTTCTCGCGCGGACGAGGAATACGGCTTCACCGGCCAGGACAGTGCATCTTATCGTGTGGGAGGTACGGATTCCATCCAATGCGCTATTTCCGCCTGGAACGGACTGCTCATCGGCAAAACGGAGACGTGGCATCAATTGATAGGTTCCTCGTCGGGGGACTTTCAATTCGAGAGTGTGGAGGCGGCCCGACATGTTCCAATCAATTCCCAGTGTGTGGTTAAGGCCCCTGTGGGCGGTTTTGACTATGGAGATAGATACGGCCTATTCTTCGTTAATCGTTACGGTGCTTTTGTCAGCACTGGTCTTCATGTTGATTCTCTTTGGAATACCTCCAGAGGCAAGACCATAAGCGACGTGCTCAACTGGTGGGATACCTCGGAAACTCCCAGGCTGGACCTGGACTATTTACACCTGGCTTGCGGCGAGTACTGGCCGGCGAGAAATTGGATTGTTTGGGCCGTGCCGATGATTTTGTCCGAGGGCTCAGGGCCGCAGGCTTCCAATAATCGTCTGATTGTCTACGATCTGACCCTTGGGGCATGGTTGCCACCTTTCACCATCAGCGCTGCGAGTCTATGCACAGCCTACCATTACAACCCGAATGCTCCCGGGAAGCTCGGGGACCTCGGGCTGTACGCAGGAGATTACCAGGGGAGAGTGATAAGGCTCTTTGGTCCAGGCGTTACCTCTGACTTGGGCTGCACGATTTCTGCCTGGGTGGAAACGGGATGGTTGGATTTTGGGTCCCCCGAATACAGGAAGTTGTTGCGGATGCTCTCCCTGTACGGCAAGACCGCGGATGATGCGATAACCGTAAGCGCATTCGCTGATGGCGATACTTCTGTCTCCACAGTTGCAGAGTTTCATGACCTCTCAAATCTAGGGAACAAAACCTTCGCGTTGGAACAGGAGTCTCACAATGTCCAGGGCCGTTTCTTCAAGTTTCGGATCGCATTCAATGATGCAAGCGAAGTCTTCGGGCTACAGATATCCACCTCGCTAACACGCGAGTGGGGGGCTTTGTGAGCATCGCCTGAGGACGCACGAAGTGTTGCAAAACCCTCAAGGGTTAGAAAACAGGAGGCAATAGAGATGCCATTTCCAAACTATGCTAGAAGCTCGTACGCAACATACGGAGGCCACTCTCCCTCGGAAAGAAATCCGTTCGTCGGACCGACCCGCCAGATTGCCGGATTGGTCGCCCGACTGTCCACCTTCCAAAAAAGGCCAGCCGCGGACCGATCGCCTGGAGCAAACGATGGACTGTCTAACTGGGGGACCCATGTGGCCCGACCCGCTGATCCTGAGGTTCGTGACTACATGTCCAACGTCCTGGGAGGACAGCGTAATACGCTTGATGATTACGTCCGCCGTGCCGCAGGCGCCAGCGTCAGGCGCGGGGGAAGGAACGCTGTGGGAAGTCCGCCTCTGGACTCAACCCTGTACCAGCAAGCCATAGAAAGTCTTGCAAAAGGTTATGGGGACCGTTTCCGAGATGCCATGGATTACAACAAATACGTCAAGGGGACTGAATCGAGTCAGTTCTCCGATAATATGAGAAACCTGCAAAACCTTTTGGGCATGCA